TCAATATGTATAACAGTTTTAAAGGTTTCGCTAGGGCAATAGAAGCTAAAGTAAGGGGAGAGAAATGACTACATTTACAACAGAGGACAGAATTGTGGCTGAAAAAGATGGTTCATTTACTGTCAATGTAGAGCAAAGAAGCGCTAAATGGCATCAAATGCGCTTGGGCAAAGTAACCGCTTCTAGGGTTGCTGACATACTGGCAAAGACAAAGACTGGGCCTTCTGCAAGTCGACAGAATTACCTTATTGAACTTGCCCTACAGCGAACTACAGGGGTTATTCAGGAATCTTACTCCAATAGCGCTATGGAATGGGGAACTCAAACAGAACCTCAAGCCAGGGTTGCTTATGAGGTTGCTACACACAATTTTGTAGACCAAGTAGCTTTTGTAGACCATCCTAGTATTGAAGGCTTTGGTTGCTCTCCTGATGGGTTGGTTGGCAAGGATGGTTTGATAGAAATTAAATGTCCTAATTCACCTACCCATTGGGAATACTTTAAATACAACAGACCACCGCAAAAATATGTCATTCAAATGCAAGCTCAAATGGCTTGCACAGGGGCTAAATGGTGCGACTTTGTAAGCTTTGACCCAAGAATGCCTGAACGCAGCCAGTTGCTTGTGGTCAATGTTCTAAGGGATGATGAGTTTATTTTGTATATGGAAGCAGAAATTAAGCAGTTTTTGAGTGAAGTAGAAGCGGAAGTAAATTTGATGAAAGGGAATGAAAATGGGAATTAAATATTATCTAAAAGCGCCTGTGTCGGAATATACAGATAAAGCTGGCGAAACTAAAAAGCGCTATCAAACCATTGGAATAGTGACAGAAACCAAAAAAGGCGATTTAATGTTTAAGCTAGAAATGATGCCTTTATTAGGTCTTAAAGAAGGCGCTATTTGGGGTTACTTAAATGTTCCTGAAGAAAAGAGCCAAGAGCAAGAAAAAGCAGCTTCTGATTCTATGCCTGATGACGATATTCCTTTTTAAGGGTTTATAAAAATGCAAGAAAACACTAAACTAGCAACAGCTAAAAATAGCACTTTTAAATATTCGTCAGGTAGCGATGTTCAGAAGCTTTGGAAATCCTATGGATGGGTTGCGCCATCTACTTATCGTGATGATTATTTATTTAAAGCGAATAGAATTGCATCAGGATTAAAGGAATAAATATGGCTACTAAATTATCTGTGCTTGTGCCTGCAATTAAAGAAAAGTCAGGAAAAGTTATTAAGGCTCCAAGTAAAGCTTGGAGTCATGAGGAGCTTAAAAAGAAAGTTGGCAAAGAGGCCAAAGGCGCAAAACATGAGTTTGAGCTTTCTAATGGTCGAATTGTTACAAGAAAAGTAGCTGCCAAAGTAGCGGAAAAAGCTGGTGAAGTGCCTAAGTCAGTTGGCAAAAAGCTTCATAGCCATGACTTACGCAATGCTGCTGGCATCAAAAAGAAAAAAATGTAATATGTCGAATGATGAGGCTATGCTATTTGGTGCTGTAGTAATGGTTGGCACAGCTTTCATTATTCTTTATTTAATCGGAAAAGACAATGACAAGTGAAGAAATCCCTTTTGCAGGCAATGTAAAAGTCCCTAGTGACGATTGTGAAGAAGCGTTTTTTGCGCTTTATCCTGACTTTTTTTATGAAAACTCCACAGCTTTGACATTGTGGATTCAAGCCTGGCAAGCTGCGCTTGATTATGTTGAAAACAAAAAACCAGTTATCCAACTAATATGACCGACAGCATTTCTTCAACAGAAGAAGGGCCTCGCAACTTAATCAGTATTAAAGACTTTGAAAGAATGAAGCATGGACTTCAGGTGGAGCTTTTAAAGTGGCAACACTATGTCAAAGATACTGGTCAAAAGCATATAGTTTTATTTGAAGGTCGTGATGCAGCAGGCAAAGGAGGCACTATTAAGCGCTTCCTAGAACACATGAACCCCAAATCAGCAAGAGTTGTAGCCCTAGACAAACCTACAGAAACTGAGCGTCAACAATGGTATTGGCAGAGATACATTAAAGAACTTCCCAAATCAGGAGAAATCACTTTTTGGGATAGGTCTTGGTATAACAGGGCCACAGTTGAAAGAGTAATGGGTTTTGCAGAACAAGGTGAAGTTGCAATGTTTCTTGGTGAAGCCCCATTAATAGAAACTTTATGGGCCAATGCTGGAATCAAAATAATTAAATTTTGGCTTGATGTTAGCAAAAAAGAACAAGCAAGAAGATTTAAAGAAAGAGAAAACAATCCATTAAAGCTTGGTAAATTAAGTCCTATTGATTTGGTAAGTCAAGAAAAATGGAAAGAATATTGTGAAGCTGAAAACAATATTTTTGCTTTAACTAGCGATTGGGTCAGAGTTAAATCCGATTGTAAGCGGTCAGCTCGCATTGCCTGTATGCAATATGTTCTTTTAAATAATGACTATGCAGGAAAAAACTTGGATAATATAGGAGAGCTGAATCTCCATATCCTCGCTCAGGGCAGTTAAGCCGACAATCAAGGATGTCAAAGTGTATAGTTTTTCGGCTTTCTTATACACTTATACAGAATATGTATAAAAAACGACCAAATTGATGCCCTTTTTTTATGCGCCTAATACATCCATTGCTTTATGGATGCGATTTATGCGGTCATCTAAGCCATTTAAACCGCCATTGATGCGTTTGGTCATGGTTTCCCATTGTTCATCATCAGCAAGCGAATTTAAGCCCTTTTTGTTCCAAAACCAGCCAGCAGACATACAAGCCCATTCAGGCTCTAAAAGAAGCTCAGGATGCTCTGTAAGTGGTTGTCCTATGGCATCACCACAAGTCTTATAAAGATTTCGGCCTGTGAGCTGAATACAACCCCTTCCATGAAACCGAAATCCGTCACCATCTTCAGTATTCCCTAAGTCGGCTCTACCGCCATAAACTTTGTTTGCCAATTTTTCAGGATTGTTTGCATATTGATTAGCCACATCCAAGCTAGGAAATCGGCTAGGCCAAACAGCCATAAGTCTAGGAGCTGAGTAGGAAAGTCCTTCTTCAAGCGTTTTAAAGTTGTTGGATTCATGTTGACATTGCCCTATAAAAGCTGCTTGCTGTTTTGGGGTAGAAATCCCATATTTTGCAAAAGTGTCGTTTAAAGGTTGTAGCCACTTTAGGTCAATTCCTAAAGCTTGTAGTTGTGATTCTGTCATTTAGCTATTGCATCGTATTGTTTGTAGCAAGCATCAAGTGCTGTTCTTATTGTGTCTGCCCTGGAAGCTTCCCTGATAAGAAATTCTGCATCCTCGGCATAAAGGGTTGACCCAGTTCCACCTTGTCCATTGCTGGAAGCTTGGGTTCTGCTGGTGCGGTTGTGCAACTGGATAAGAGCATCAGCAAGCTGATTGTTAATAGAAGCGATTTGAGCATCTTTATCTTTCCTTATTTGGTCTGTTGCCTGTTGGTTTTCTGCTTCTTTTTGTCTTGTGGCTGCTTCTTGTTCCAACTTATACGCTGTAAGCTTGGAATAACCAATACTAAAGCCGTTATACCAAGCACCAAAAAGAATAATAGCAATGCCTGCAATTTTGACATAAAGACTACTGAACATTGTCATCCTTTTGAGTAGCAGCTTTAGCGCCAATCATGACCCCTGACCCACCCAAAACTGTTCCAAACCCAATGCCGAGCTGTGAGAAATCAATATCATGACCATGTAAAACATGAATGAGAGCAATCCCCAAGAAGCCAAAAAGAGAAGCAACAGCACACACACGAGCAGCGCAATAAGTTTCATTATTGTCCTCCGTCAGAATGTCTTTAAGAAGCTTCATTTTCCATGCCACAATCCAGCAAAAAAACTGATTAAACCGCTTACACCTGAAACAATAGCCATTCCCATCCAAAAGCCACCACGACTTTTATTGGCAAGAGCTACAAGCTCCTCAAGCTGAGATTCCATTTTGTCTTGCTTTTTAGAAATCTCATTAAAGCGTTGTTCATAAGCTTCTACTTTTTGCCAAAGAACACCATATTTAACTGGGTCAAAATCAAAATCCATATTCCCATCCTATGACTTCATGATGTAGCAAAGAGCATAGTAAGGAGGCATATTGGCATTTGCTCCACTTGTTCCAGTAGAGTTTATAGAAATACCAGTTGTTGCTGTTCCTGTTATTGCAGTAGTAGAGCTTGTGGAGTTAGCTGTCGTATCGTTAGTAAGACTTCCAACAGCTCCAGTAGAAGTAAGACCATGATAATGCCCTGGGTCTGTAATGCTGTGAGTATGGCTTACGACAATAGCATCTGTTGAACCGCCTGTTTGACCTACTGAATAGTTGTTACCAGCGCCCAATACAAATGAATTGCGAAGGTCAGGAGTGCCATTAGAACCATTACAAAGCACAAATCCACTAGGAATAGAACCTACAGCGCCTGACCAAATCAAAATACATCCTGAAGGCACACTTGTAGGAGCTGATGAAGATTGAGTAATAATTCCTGAAATATTGTCATAGCTGTTAACTAATACATTGTTAGCATCTTGAACAATAAATTTATAGGCATAACCTGACTGAAGCCATAATTCGCTTGGCAGTTTGCCATCAGTTCCTAAAACAACAGGATTTGTATTGGCGATATTTCCGTTAACAGTTGTATAGGTAGACAAAGGAGTAGAGCTACCAGCTTGATAACAATAAATTTGACCGCCTGCC